CACCTGAAGGAGGAGATGACGATGAAGAAATGTCATTTAAAACAATTCAAAAATTAACAGGAAAGTTAGGTCAAAAATTAAGAACATTCGACTCATCACAAGGAATGTCTTCTGAAAATATTAAATATGTTTTAAATTCAATTTTATCTGCCTTGGATTTATCAAAACTTACTGAAGAAGATTACGATGATATTATGTCTAAGTTTGAAGAAGATGAAGATGAAATTGACTACGGTGTAGAAGACGAAGCAGACATCGATGTAGAAGCTGGTGATGAAATGATGGACTTAGATATGGACATCGAATCAGACGTTGAACCTGAAATGGGTGAAATGAAAGAATACTTCTATGACGACATGGATTTAGGTGACGGTGAAAAAAGTAAATTTGACCGTGACAGATATGCATTACACCAATATGATGCAGGATGGTTTGATGAAGATGACAGACGAATGGACGATTTTGAAGATTATGATGAAGAGATTGAGTTTGGTCCCGAGGATTATGAAAAATTCCTTGAGTTATCTCCTGAAAATGCGAGATGGAATCCAAAGATGGACAAACATTATTACGACACTCATATGAAAAACCAACATCCTCTTAAACTTCGTATTAAAAGAGCTATGGGTGAAGGCTCTAAATCATATGAAAAAACAATGGATGAAATTTTCTCAGAATCAAAAATCGAAAAAGTATTATCAAAATACTTTGTAGTTTCTGAAGAAGAACAAAAAATGAATAAAGATAGAGATGTAAAAAAATACATCACTGAAAGAGTTAAGAATTCTTTGGTAAGAAAAGAAATCAAAAATCTTTCAGAATCAGTAGAACAAGAATTAACTTCAGATTTTATCATTAAAGAACACAACACTGTTAAGTTCATCGGAAAAACAAACAAAGGTAACTTGGTTTTTGAAGCAGATGGAAAAACAATTAAAGTTTCTTCTAATGGTGAAATCCTATGAAACTAATTTACGTTAACGAACTCGGACCTAATTTCAAGGGAGATAACGTATACGAATTTATCTTCTCCACACAAGAAGATGTATGGGGTGATGATTGGGACGTTGAACCAGCTTCAGGGAGACCAACACCACCCCATATTAATTTTATAGAAAAGGTGGGGGTTTTGAAAAACTCAGGTATAGAGTTAAACTTAATTCAAAACTCTGATTTCTTTTCAGTGTTTGACTCTGTTGAAGGAGTTATCGCTCTCGGATGGGAAGATTCTGATTGCGAAGCCGTAACCGACAAAAAATATACTCGTTTGGTTTTCCATTACGGTGAAAGTGAAAAATCGGTTGCAGATAAATTATATGAACGAGATATAATTCTCAAATGGGAAAAAAGTTTAGTAGAATGAAAACTAATGATATTAGAGTAATAAAATTGATGAAAGAGGGTTTTGCGTTTGAAACCCTTCGTAATTTGAATGAAAGCCAAATCAACATTCTTTATAAAAGAATGATTAAAGAACAGGGTACAGTTACAGTACCTAAAGATACTGAACCAAGTAAAATTGCAGATATTGCAAAACAAGGTACAAATGTACAAGTTGCAGGTGAGGGTGAAGTTTCTGAAGATGATGTTGAACCCTTAAAACCTTATAAAGGACAGCAGACACAAGACCCAAAACAAGTAGGCCCAGATTCTAATGATGGTATGGGTAATTACCAAGACGGTATGGATGAGAGTGAAATTAAAGAAAAATCAGTTTCAAAGCAACAACAAAAAATTATGGGTTTAGCACTATCGGTAAAAAGAGGTGAAACTCCTAAAAGTGAAGTTTCTAAAGAAGTTTTAGATATGGTTGATAGTATGAGTGAAAAAAAATTAGAAGACTTCGCAAGTACTGAACATAAGGGTTTACCAAAAAAAGTTGAAAAAACAAAAAAAGAAAGTTATATTCGTAATGTAAAGATGATTGAAGAATCATTGATTAAGTTAGTTCAAAAACACATTACACCAAGTATGACAAAGAAAGATTTATTGAATTTAGTAGAACAGGGTCCTGGTACAAAGGAAGCACCACCAAAGGTAAAACCAGGTACTAAGGAAAATCCTGGTAAAAAAAGATGGAACCAACCAAAACACACACCAGCACCAAAAGCTAAAAAAGATGATGAAACATTTGCAATGCAATTACCATCATTTTTACATTTTGATAATTTAGATATAACATTTAGTGATGAAAAAAAATCTTAAAGAAGCACCAATTAGTTATGGTGACAGTCCTGAAAGAATGGCACCAGACATACAGAGTAAAATAGAAAAAGGAGAAACACCTTTATCTGATTCACCTGCATTTCCTGAACAGGAAGGTGAAGATAGATTTGAGGAGTTAATTGCATCTAAAAGATTTAAAGATGTTGTTAACAAAGTCAAACAATATACAGGTTTAACAAACGTATCAGGTCAAAATGCTTTTATGCAACTTCAAATGATGTTGATGCAAGCAGTACAAAAGGTAAAGTCCATAGAAAATGGTAATGAGGAATATTTGGAAAATTTAGCTGTAGATTTAGTTAAAAAAGAAATGTCTATTCCTGAGGATAGTTTCCTATTTGATGTTGAACTAATAGGTTCTCCATCACAAATGGATACATCAAAAATGAGAAAACAATCAGAAGAGCCATCTTCAGAAGATATTGAACAAATATTCGGTGTGAGTGAAGATGAGGCTGAAGAAGATTTGGACAACTTCATGGAGGCATTCGATAAGTTTGATATGGAAAAAGCCAAAAGAAGATTTATTAATTCACTTATACAAGGTGCATCTAAAAAGGGTCACTACATGTTTAATTTGGTAGAAGAAGAATTAAATCGTTTGAATCCTGAATTATTAAACTTATATGGTGTGTTAATGTCAATCAATGATTTAATTTATTGGATTATGCCGGATGAGGCGGCACAAATGATGGCTGATTCAGGTCAAGGTGTTGCAGGTTCAGAAGAGATTGATGATAGTACAGACCCACCAACAATTAAAGCTAAGGGTATGTTCTTCCCTGTATTAATACATGAGTTATTAAAAGGTGTATATGAGATTATGGGAACTCACGGATTACCTGATGACCCAAAACAAGCTGAAATGGTTATGGCATCACAAGATACCTTACCATATGAAATATGGGATTTAAGATTAGGTCCTGTTATTTGGGAAAAATTCTTAGAGGTATATCCTGATGAGTTATTTGAAGATGATATGAGAGAAATTCAAAACTATTTATTCTCTCGTTTCTCAGCATTGAGTACTGAACAATTCTTTGAATTGGCTAAAGAAATACTTTCAGGTAGTGAAGATGGTAAAAAGGCGGTTAGAGCCATGGTTGATGAAATCATACAAGAAATTAAAGATGAGGAATACGAAGAATCTATGGGTCAGTTTAGAGATGACGATGAGGATGAAGGTTTTGATTTAGATGATTTCTTAGATGGTTTAGGTATTGGTCCTGCCGAATAAAAAATAAAGTGATGACAATATGGGTTTATCAAGAGAACAGGCAATACTCGAATATGCACGTTGCGTAAAAGATACCCCATACGCTTTAAAGACCTATCTACAAACCTACGATAACACTCAGTCTAAATACGTTCCATTAGAACTATTTCCCGACCAAGTTAGTCTTATTAATGATTATGATACTCATGAGGAAAATATTGCCTTAAAGTATCGTCAGGCGGGTGTATCTACCGTTACCTCAGCATGGGTTTCAAAACGATTAGTAACTGCCCCTAAAACAAAACCAGAAAAGATTCTTATTATTGCTAACAAACTTGATACGTCTCAAGAAATGGCTAATAAGATTCGTTCTTTTGTGGACCAATGGCCGTCATGGTTTGGTATTAGTTTTTCTGCAGAAAAGAATTCACAAAGACACTTTAAATTATCTAATGGGTGTGAGGTAAAAGCTGTTGCAACATCAAAAGATGCACTTCGTGGTTATACTCCTACTATCCTAATATTTGACGAGGCTGCGTTTATTGAAGCGGACAATGACTTCTGGTCTGCCTGTATGGCATCTCTTTCTACGGGAGGTAAAGTAATTGTTATATCTACCCCTAACGGATTTGACCCAATCTATTATTCGATTTACAATCAAGCAGTAAAAAACATGAATGATTTCAAAATCACTGAAATGTTTTGGTACCGTGACCCCCGATATGCCGATGACTTAAAACTTATTAAGGTAAAAGATATTGTTCATTATATGTTAAATCGTGAAGATTATAACGATGATGAGATTATATTAGACTATTCTGATGTGGACCCAATGAAAAGGGACTTCAAAGAAATAAGTAAAAAGTTTGAAGATGGATACAAACCATATTCTACGTGGTTTGAGAAGATGTCAAAGAAATTAAAATTTGACAGACGAAAAATTGCACAGGAATTGGAGTGTAACTTCTTAGGTTCAGGGGATAATGTTATTCCTCAGGTTACTATGGACCGTATGAAGGATAATGATATATGTGAACCTGAAAACAAATTTATGGGTGGTGCTATATGGCAGTGGAAAGAACCTGTTGAAGGTCACAAATATATTATGGGTATTGACGTTTCTCGTGGTGATAGTGAAGACTTTACCACATTTACGATTATAGACTTTGATGAGAGGGAACAAGTCTTAGAATACATCGGAAAGATACCACCTGATGTTGCGGCTGAGGTTGCATTTAAATGGGCGACGATGTATTCGGCATTTATTGTGATTGATATTACTGGTGGTATGGGAGTATCCACGTCTCGTAAACTACAAGAGATGGGATATAAGAATTTATATGTTGATGGGTTAAATGCTGCAGATAAGTGGAAATATAACCCTAAAATTAATGAGAAGATACCTGGATTAAACTTTAATTCAAAACGTGTTCAGATTATCGCATCTTTTGAGGAGGCGTTACGTCACGACTTTAGAGTACGCTCAATGAGATTGTTTAATGAGTTGGGGACCTTTGTTTATGTTAATGGTAGACCTGACCACCAAAAAGGACAACACGATGACCTGATTATGGCGATGGCTATGGCGATATATGTTGGTGAAAGTTCATTTAGTCAATTAGAAAAGGTTACAGAACAGACTAAGGCTATGATTGATAGTTGGGCTGTTTCAACAAATGAGTATAAAAATAAGTCACAAGATTTTAATCCCTCATTACCTGTTATGCCTAATCACAACGTTAATCGTGGTATAAATTCGAACCCAACCAGAAATGATTATGAGAAGTATTTATGGTTATTCGGTAAGTGATATTTAATTTAATTAAATATTTAATACTATTTATGTAAAAAGTATTTGAATGGCAGATAATAATTTAACTATATGGCAGAGGTTGGGTCAAGTATTTGGTCCTGATTCTACGTTGGACCAACAGTCTCCTGTTTATAGGTTTGATAAGAAAGAACTTCTTAAGACACCTAACAAACAAGAGTACGAAAGAGAAAAACTTCAAGCCCAACAATCATTATACTTGGGACAACAATGGACCAAGATTGAAAACAATCTATATACTCAAGCCGTATATTATGAACCAACAAGGTTGGCCTCTTATTATGATTATGAGAGTATGGAATATACTCCTGAAATATCTGCAGCACTTGACATCTACGCAGAAGAATCAACAACAACAAATGAAGATGGATATATATTACAAATTTATTCAGAAAGTAAACGTATTAAATCAGTTCTTGGTGACTTGTTCAACAATAGACTTGATATTAATACTAACTTACCTATGTGGACTCGAAATACTTGTAAGTTTGGAGACAATTTTGTTTACTTAAAATTAGACCCTGAAAAGGGTATCATGGGTGCACAACAACTTCCAAACATTCAGATTGAACGTTTGGAAAGAGGTATGAAGTATTCACCAAACAGTAAGACTACGACTACTACTGAAAACGATGCCTTGAAATTTGTATGGAAAGACAAAGATATGAATTTCAACACATGGGAAATTGCTCACTTTAGATTATTGGGTGATGACCGAAAACTTCCTTATGGTACCTCTATGTTAGAAAAAGCCAGAAGGATTTGGAAACAGTTATTATTAGCTGAGGATGCGATGTTAATTTACAGAACATCAAGAGCACCTGAAAGAAGGGTATTTAAAATATATGTTGGTAATATGGACGACAAAGATGTCGAACCATACGTAAACCGAGTCGCCAACAAGTTTAAAAGAGACCAAATCGTTGACCCGTCAAATGGTAATGTCGATTTAAGATATAACCAAATGGCAGTTGACCAAGACTATTTTATTCCTGTTCGTGACCCTAATGCACCAAACCCAATCGACACACTACCAGGAGCACAAAACTTGGCGGAGATTGCAGATATTGAGTATATTCAGAAAAAACTACTTACAGCACTTCGTGTACCTAAAGCCTTTTTAGGATTTGAAGAAGTTGTTGGAGATGGTAAGAACCTGTCTTTACAGGACATTAGATTTGCTCGTACAATCAATAGAATACAAAAATCTATGATTCAAGAGTTAAATAAAATTGCTATTATTCACCTTTACCTTTTAGGATTTGAGGATGAACTTAACAATTTCACATTAGGACTTACTAATCCATCAACACAAGCCGACCTTCTTAAGGTTGAACAATGGCAAGCTAAGATTCAACTTTACCGTGATGCGACAACAGACCCTGGTAATGGTATCCTACCTGTTTCATCATCTTGGGCTAAGAAACATATTCTTGGATTCTCAGATGAAGAAATTAAATTGGATATTCAGCAACAGAGAATTGAAAAAGCAGTTGCTGCTGAACTTGAAAAGACTGGTGAAGTTATTACTAAGACAGGTATATTCGCTAACATCGATAAGTTATACGGTAACAAACCTGGTGAAGGTGGTAGTGCAACACCTGAGGGTGAAGTAACAGAACCAGCTGACACAGGATTTGGTGACTTGGGTGGTGGTGACTTGGGTGGTGGTGACTTAGGTGGTGGAGCAGAAGCTGCACCTGATTTAGGTGGTGGAGCAGAAGCAGCACCGGCACCTGAATTGGCACCTGAATCTAAAAAGATGAACGATTTAAATCTTATTTTAGAAGACGATATGATTAACGGTTTAGATACTTTAGATTTATCAAAAGGTAAAAGGTCGTTAAGTGAAATAGATGATAAATTGGGCGAGTTACTGAAATAGTAATATTTATAAAATAAAATAGTATGAAACCTTTCGGAAAAATTAAAACTAAAATTGAAGAGTCTATGGTTAAACTCTATGGTAAACAAGAGTTTAAAAATCATATGATAAATTTCAAAAAGAATATTTTAGAAAACAAAGAAATATCTAAAATTTTTT